TTTTTAGAAAATCTAAATATTTTATAAATGGATTTCAAAAAAATATAGACCAAAATATAAGAACAAATAACGAATTTTATGTTGATGATGTACTTAATCAAAATATAAAAGACGGTTTAAAAGTAAAAGTATTTGAAGTTAAAAACTACATCTGCTGGGGGACACCCAATGATTATAAAACGTATAATTATTGGAAAGATTTTTTCAGGATAAATTCTTATAATATTAAATAAAAATATGAAAAATTTTATCGCAGGGAGCAACGGAATGGTAGGTTCTGCAATTTTTCGCCTTTTAAAAGAAAGCAAAAATGAAGAAATTTTAATTGCAGATAAGAAGGATTTAGACTTAAAAAACAAAGACAAAGTTTTTAAATGGTTTAAAGAAAATAAGCCAGACCAAGTCTATCTCGCCGCCGCAAAAGTTGGAGGAATTCATGCGAATAACACTTATCCTGCGGAATTTATTTACGACAACCTAGAAATTCAAAATAATATTATCCATGCCTCTCATGAATTTGGAGTTAAAAAGCTCCTTTTCCTTGGAAGCGTTTGCATTTATCCAAAATATGCAGAAGAGCCAGTAAATGAATCCTCCTTACTCTCTGGATCTTTAGAGCCAACAAATGAATGGTATGCCATAGCTAAGATCGCTGGAATAAAAATGTGCCAAGCGTACAGGAAGCAATATGGTTGCAATTTTATATCAGTGATGCCCTGCAACTTATATGGGCAAAATGATAACTTCCATCCAACCAATTCTCATGTATTGCCCGCTTTAATCAGAAGATTCCACGAGGCCAAATTAAATAATCTACCATCAGTGACTTGCTGGGGGACTGGTTCCGCAAGAAGAGAATTTCTCAATGTAGACGATTTGGCCGAGTCTTTAGCATTTCTTATGGAAAATTATAACGAAAACGAAATAATTAACATAGGTCATGGAGAAGATCAGACCATTAAGGAGACGACAGAGCTCATTAAAGAGATAGTTAGATTCAAAGGAGAGATTTTATGGGATACCTCTAAGCCAGATGGAACACCAAAAAGACTCCTTGATTCTACAAAATTATTTAATTTAGGATGGAAACCAAAAATCTCCTTAAGGGAAGGTTTGGTCAATACTTACGAATGGTTTAAAAACAATTACGAAACAGGTAAAGTTAGAATATAATATTTTATGGCAAAAAAAGTAATAATAACGGGTGTATCTGGTCAAGACGGGTCTTATATGGTGGACCACCTCCTTGAAAATACTGATTATGAAATTTACGGCATGGTACGCCGATCCGCTAAACCAGACTATTCTAATTTAAAAGGAGCAGTAAGCAATCCAAGATTTAAGCTGGTTACAGGAGACTTATCCGATTCTCAATCTATAGAGAATCTTGTTAGAGAAATCAATCCAGATTATTTTATTAATTTTGCAGCTCAATCATTTGTTGGTTCAAGCTGGCAAATCCCAGAGCAAACCCTTGAAGTTACAGCAATAGGAGTTTTAAGATGTCTTGAAGCAATCCGAAAATTTGCCCCCAATTGTCGCTTTTATAGCGCAGGAAGCTCAGAGGAAATGGGAGACGTACAATACTCCCCACAAGACCTTAATCACCCTATTCGACCCAGAAGCCCATACGGAGCCGCTAAAGCCGCTGCAAGGCATTTAACGAAGGTTTATAGGGATTCTTATAACCTATATGCAGTTCACTCTATCCTCTATAATCATGAGTCTGAAAGAAGAGGGGAAGAGTTTGTTACCCGAAAAATCACTAAGGGAGTAGCAAGAATAGCAAAAGCTTTAAAAAATACTCAAAAAATTGAGCCTATTGAGTTAGGGAATCTTGACGCTAAAAGAGACTGGTCTCACGCGAAAGACTTCGTCAGGGGAGTTTGGATGATGCTCAATCAAGAAAAACCAAAAGAATACATCCTTTCCTCAAACGAAACGCATTCAATCCGAGAATTCGTAGAGAAAGCTTTTGCGGCAGCTAATTTTCACGGATATTGGACTGGTTCAGGATTGGAAGAGCAATTCATTTTGGGAGATAAACACAATTCAGGAATAAATATTCCCGTAGTTAAAATCAACCCTAAGTTTTATCGCCCAGCAGAAGTTGACCTCCTGTGGGGAGATTCCACCCCCGCAAGGGCTGAACTTGGTTGGATTCCAGAAATTTCATTTGACAAGCTAGTAGAGCTCATGGTAGACTGCGATATACATGAAGCTTGTGGCACAGAAAAAACCTAGAAAACTAAGCAACGCCCAAATCTTAATTAAAAAATTCATAGACTCCGAATCTTTTTCTAATAGCGGTTTTTGGCCGCGAGAAATGAAGATGGCGTCAAAGATGATTCGTCAATATAATCTTGAATTTTTGATGTGGGTCATCCCGCCCTACAATCGCAAGGTTCCATCACTTGCATATTTCATGTCAGATTATGGAAAGCAATATCTTTCCGAGCAGTTCTTCAATTTCAAGAAAAATACATTGACTTTTCCAGAGAAGCCAGCTATTATAACCGAAGAGAATAAAATCGGAGAAGATAAGATAATCTCTCAAAAACCTAAAACCCTCAAAGATTTTTTAAATTATGGCAAAAACTAAAGAAGAAAAAGAAACCCCGAAAAACCCAATGGGTCTTTTAGATAAATATCTAAAGGATAATTCTGAATATCATTACGCATTTGATGGAAATATCGACTACGTCGTTAGTAGCGGGAGCTTAAACTTGGACATTGAAATGGGAGGAGGAATCCGCCCAGGAATCATCCGCTCTTCGGGAATAACGGAGGGTGGGAAGACCAGTAATGCTCTTGCTTTCGCGAAAAACTTCCAAGATGTTCATCCAAAAAACGGAGTAGTTGTCTATATCAAATCAGAAGGAAGACTAAGTAGCGCCATTATAGATAGGGCTGGAGTATCCACAGACCCTGAGAGATGGAAAGTCATTCCTACAAATGACTACGAATTCGTCATTGACCTTCTTAGAAATCTTATCCGAGATAAGTCTGAGGGAAAGTATTACTTCTTCATCTTAGACTCGCTTGATGCTCTCGTTCCCCGCAACGACTTGCTAAAGTCTGCCACAGAAGCTAATAAGACTGCTGGAGCAGCTCTGCTTACCGCAGACCTCCTAAGAAAGATGGCGGCAGCCTTCTCTAGCAGAGGACACATTTGCTTTCTAATCTCTCAGGTTCGTTCAGCAATTCAAATCAACCCCTACGCCAAGGGCGACCCCAAAGTCACAAACGCTTCAGGCGGCAATGCCGCACTGCATTACAGCGACTGGATTTTAGAATTTCAACAGCGTTGGCAAAAAGATATCATTAAAGATAAAGATGATAAGCCTGTTGGCCATATGTGTAAAATTGTCTTTAAGAAAACCCCAAATGAAAAAACTGGTCAAGAAGTTAAATATCCAATTAAATATGGTCGCAAAAATGGACAAAGCATTTGGGTTGAGTATGAAATTATTGATCAGTTACTTACGTGGGGAATGGCTACCGCGAAAGGCGCATGGGTCACGATCTCAGACTCTTTAATCCAAGAATTAAAGGATAATAGCTTAGAGTTAGAAAAGCAGCATCAAGGAGTGGATAATCTAAGAAAATACCTCGAAGAAAATGCACCAATTGCAGAGTATCTCTTTAAGAAGTTTAAGGCGGTTTTAAATAAAACGTGAGACTAATAAGCGTAACTGGTAGGTTGGTTAGCAAGAGCGTGACTAAATATCTCATCGACTGGGATGCTAAGTCACGCTCTGTCATTCAGTATAAGACCAAACAATTTCTCAAGTCGTATTGGAAAGGATGCATTTGCTACGAAGAATTCCCGGTTTACGGCTCTCTTTTAAAAGTCGATATCCTAAACGCAACAAAGAAAATCGCCGTAGAAGTTCATGGCCCACAACATGAAGAGTTTCACTATTTTCATAATGGATCAAGAATTAATTACTTAAAAGGAATTAAAAATGATTGTTTGAAATCCAAATGGCTCGAAGACAATAAATTTACTCAGCTTATAATTTACGATAAAGAGATAGAAAGTCTTTCAGAAAAGTTCTTTTTTGAGAAATTCGGAATTAATTTATAAGATTAGTGTAAATATAAACAAATGTCTAAAAATAATTTTCATATACCAGAAAGTTTTTTGAAAGAATTAAACGAGTTCTCTGGCGGAGGATATATCCTATTCACTTACGACCAAGAATCTAACCCAAAAGTTTATGCGACATTCGACTCTGCCGCTCATGGACTGGGAATGCAAAAATTTATGCAGAATTGGCTATCTTTGGTTGATTCAGTTAATTTAGAGAGCTCAATGCAAGAAATAAGCGAAATGGGTGAAAATGAAGACGAGGACTACGGTGGAGAAGATTCTCCTAAAAAAACTTGACTTACATTGAACCATAATCCATAATGATGGAATATTATGGCCAACCTTTACTCTCTTCAGGTAGAAAAACACGCTTTAGCGGGTTTAATGAGAAACCCCGAATCCTTTGCTGACGTAGACCGCTTTGTTTCAGATAAAGACTTTTACGTAGACGTTCATCAAACAATCTTCAATTGCATTAAAAATACTATAGTCTCCAATGAAAAGTTGGACAAAGTACTTTTAGCTCAAAAAATTAAAAATCTGGGAATATCTTTCAAGTCTGATATTAATATTTTTGAATATATCGACAGTTTAAGTTTCGTTCCAGTTTCCCCAGAAGGAACAGTTGCCTCTTACCAAGAGCTCGCGAAATTCAGAGTTCTCAG